GATGATTTGCGCAAGCCAGTGCCGGATTGATCACCCAGCGAAACGATTTCCTTTTTTAAATCCTCGACCCTCCGGCTCAGCTCGCTGACGAAAGATAGTAAAGCTTCGGAGTCGAAATCATTGGCTGGCATGACTTACTCAAATGAAAAGCGGTTGAAATCAGTCACGCCGCCGCCAGCCATCGGTGCCTGTGGCGACCTGGTGATTTTCAATTTCTTGAATGGGCCTTCATCCAAAATCTTCGGATCGGCTGTTGATCCCTGTGCCGTGCCACTGAAATCAACTTTGATCTTGGCACCACCTAGATCGCGACTAGCGACAAGCGATTTTTCCAAACTCGTCCTTGCTGTCGTAACTCGCGCGCGCCAAGCCTCATAACTCTGCCTGCTCGAGCTGCCGCCGCCAGCAGTCCCCGGTGAAAAGAAACTTTCCCCGGCATATTTTTTCTTAAAAGTAAACGTCCCCGATGCCGCCTCTCTTGCTGCTAAAGGACCGGATGCATTATCAGTCGCATAATCACTGACATTCGAGCCAGACAGGGCTTTTTCTAAATTGCGCTCGATCATCTTCCTGATCTCGGGTCTGCGCAAAGACCGAGGATCATAACCGGCGTAATAGCCGCCGTGCCCCTCGCTGGCCAGCTTTGCAGCCTGCTCTAAGCTGGTGCCGCGCTGGGCTGCGCGGTTCATCATGCTTTCGATAACTGCCAGGTTTGCTGTCGGGTTTTTGTTTTCCCCAGACGCAATCCCCAATATTTTTTCTTTAAGCCACGGCTTGGCTTCTAATTCTTTGCGAAAGGCATCCCGATTTAATCCTGCTGCACCATAGGCCTGATCATTGCTCGTTTCAGGGACACGCCCATCGGCCCCGGTGCCGCCTCGCGCTGGTGTGCCGGGTGTGCCAGCCCCACTGCTGCCAGGATAGCCGCCGCCGCCGCGACTGCCACCTCCGCCCCAAATACCTTCCTTGTCACCACCTAGCAGGTCACGAATATCCTGCAGCGTTTTGTTTGCGTCCTTCTGCAGCTCCAGCTCATCCTTCTGAACACTCTCGGGTGTGAACGAACGCGGCCTGGCATTCTTCGGCAAGGCACCCTCATCCTGATCACCCCATGTGCCAAATCGTTCATTGAACGTATTTCCAGACGAAAACAGATTTTTGATTTCTTCCGTGCTGGGCAGGAAGCCTTTCGAGCCGGTAATGTCCTGTTTTAAAAAGTCCTTCAGCGCGCGGATTTCTCGTTTCGTGTTCTCAACAAATTCGTTGGTCTGACTGACCATCCCCATCAGGGTGTAACCCCAGACATTATTCATGCTGGTGGTGAGATTGGTCCAACCCTTGTTGTATTTTTCCATTTCCTTTTCGTCATAGACCCAGGGCATCACCAGACCCTTGGTGTCCTTGCCCAGGGCCTGCACCGTCGATGCACTGATGCCCAGCTTATCCTGCAGATACAGTTTGGAGCGCGGTGCACCTGGTTCGTTAAGTTTTTCCTGGATCAGCTGAATGGATTTCAGGCGGTTGCCAACTCTCTCGGCATCGAGCAGCTGCTTGGCCAATATCGGATCATTGGCGGCAATATCTTTGTAAACCGGCGAGGCCGTGGTCAACGTCTTGATGCTGTCCAGTTTGGAAGTCAGTGCACTGATTTGCTGGTCAGCAGTCTTGGCATCAATCCCGGCAGCCGACAGCTGCACACGCATTCGCTGAATGGCGCTGGCTGATATTCCCACATCGGTGGCGAAATTGCGCAGCTGCAGTTCACCACGGACGAAATTCCCCATCGCCTGCGAGGCACCGTAGAATGCCGTGGCGATGCCCAGGGGTCCGCGCAGCAGGCCGACCAGGCCTGCCGTCTCGGTTTTCATTCCCTCGATGTGCTTGGTGTGCAGCTCAACGGTCTTGCCGAATCTGTCGGTTTCGTCCGAGGCCTTGTGCAAGCCAATGCCGGATTGATCACCGACGCTGACCATTTCCTTTTTTAGATCGGCAAATTTCTTGGTCAGCTCGCTCAGAAAACTGAGCATGGCATCAGAGTCAAAATCAGTCGGCATCGTCTGCGGGCCTCAGCTTCTGTTCAAGCTTGCCTGTCCAGATCACATGGCGCGTCACTTCGGAAAATGGCATGTCGAGAAATTCACGCGGATTGCGCCCGTAATATTTGGCGAGGCGATAGCAATCAAGCACCATGCTGTCGTCTATATCTCGGGAATAAAAAAACGGTGCGCCAGTGCCAGGGCTGCATACTCCCAATCTTTGGTGGTCATGGCTTTGATGGTGGAAGGCGGCACTGCAGCCAGGCGGCTCATCATGGCGAACATGGCCTTTGTCTCATAGGTCATCTTCGGCTCAGCCTGGTTGAGAAAATCAACCATCACTGGCGAGCCGCAGGCCTCGATGTCACCTGCGGTCGGTTCACGAAAGCGCAACTCCTTGATTTCCTCACCATGCGCCTGCAGCGGCTTGCGCAGAGGAATGACCAGCTCAGTGACTTCCGTGCCGTTTTTCTTCGGTTCAGTGTCGTCGGCCATCACAGCATCTCGTCACAGCTGATGCCTTCCCACTTCACGCGCACCATGCCGTCGCGGGCATTGATGGCCAGGGCCGAGACGCACCAGCCTTCGCGCAAGACGTAGGTGGAATTGTTGGCCAGCTCGGCCGTGACCGTGACGTTGGTCATGCCATCAAAATCTTCGATGGCCAGACCGGGCACGGTTGACACATCACCTTCGATGGAAGGCACACGCGGCAATTCGCTGTAGCCGTGGATGTAGTCCTGGCCTGCAATGCCCGCGCGCTCGATCACCGATGGTGTGACAGTGAAGTTGCCACGCAGCGGATATTGATTGCCATCCACTTTGAGGAAAGCAATTCCTGCTATTCTCTGTGCCATGTCTCTGGCTCCTTATGAAATGCAAATGGCCCGCCACGAGGCAGGCCATTTTGCAAAGGTGATGACGTTTCGGTTTAGGCAGCTATCGCTGTGTCGAGGCCGCGATCATATTGCAGACGGAATTGGCAAAGCACCGCGAACACCCGCAGCTGGTTCACCAAATCTGGCGGATAGAGGACGTTCACGCGGTTTGGGTCATTGGGATCACGCTCAACAATCAGATTGGCCTTGAAGGCCTTGCCATTCTCCACCAGGCCGTTGAACTCATCGACGCGATACTGTGCCACCAGCTCGGCCTTGATGATCTTCGGCGTGACGATAGCCTGGCCAGCACCAAACCTGGTGCCATCATCGGCCAGCTTGTGGCGCGGGAATTTGCTGGTGATGGCTTGGCGCTGATTGCGCAGCAGTGCAGTCAGTGTGGCCAGTGTCGTCACCAGCTCATAGGCATCATCGGAATTGCCGTACAGGTTTTTGGTGTACGTGGTGCTTTCCCGCATGATCATCGGTGTGATGTTGACCGTGCGCTGCGTGGCGATGCCGCCATAGGCGAGCTGGTTTAATTCCGAAAGCAGGAAGCGGCCCTGGCCCTGGGCAGGCAGACAGCCATCAAGCTGCAATGTCTGCAGCGGCCGCGCCGGATCATTGACCAGGGCGCGCGCTGCCTTGGAGGTGTAAGCCGCTGCCCATTCATAAGTCGGTGTCGGTGAGGTCGGCTCAATTCCCAGGATGGAATTTTGCGCGCTGTTGCGCGTGTCACCAAAGGTCAGCAGCGTGGACAGTGTGCCGCGCTTTGCTGCGTAGAGGCTGCCGTAATGCTGGCGGATAAAACCCCAGCGCCCGCTGTCGGAAAAACCAAACTCGGTTTCCCAGGCCAGCAGCGAGGTCGAGTCCGTGAATGGCATGCAGACATAATCAACCTCGGTTTCGCCAAGGTTGGTGATGGCATTGGTCATCACTGGCACACCAGTGCCGCCCGTCATCGGTGTGTAGGTCAGCGTCACCCCTTGCGGCAGCATTTCACCGCCGACGCTGCCGTAATAGCTGTCCGACAGTTGAATGTCGTCGCCCTCGGTGCCCTTGAATTTTGCTGTGACGGTGACGGCTCCGGCTGTTGCTGTT